TTTTTCTAGTTCTCACAAAAAAGCACAAAAGAAAGTAGGAGCAGGTGATGGAATGAAAATGTCTAAGTCAGACGCTAACTTCAAGGCTTCATTTGGCGCTATATTACAACAAGTAGGACCTGCCGTGGCAAAGATAGGAGCTGGAGCAATACAAGCAATGAATAAAGACGACAAAAAAGCTATGAACGGATTCAAAGCATCTATTAACAGTATGCCGTCAGGCTATAATAAAAATAAATAATATGTGTAGTATATTTTGTATATTAGGCGGTGGCGGTGGCTGCGGCTGTGGAGGAAAATAATGAAGACATTGTTTAAGGTAGAAAAAGATGGTAATGTATTGTTACAAGACCAAACAATAGCATTAGTGCCAGAGCTCTTTGCTGTATATAAACACAAGGACTATGGTAGCAGAGCTATAAAATGGATTGTAAATATGTATGACTACAACAGTCCATACAGAAACTTACCAGAGATGGAAAGAAAAGAAGCGGTGACTCAAGATATTTACGATAAGAAGTCTTGGTATAAGATTGAAAAAGATATAATAAAAGAGGCGTCAGAGAAGTACAAGAAACTTCAGTATGACCCTCTTTTAGAGCAATATAGTGTATTCAACGAGAAGATGGCACAGTTTAATGAGTATGTAAAGAAGATGCCTATAACAGGAGATAACGCTACTGAGCTACAAAAAGTTATGCTTGGTATCGACAAAATAATGGAAGCACGAGAGAAGTTAAGAAAAGTGATTATAGCACGTGGTGAGGAGGATGATAAAATCCATGGAGGCGGTGAGCTTTCGTTCTTAGAAATGATGTAATTTGGCAGTATACAATCCCATAGCGAAAAAAGGTATACCAGAAATGAAATATGGCTCCTCAGAGTTCATGCGTTTCTGGAAGAGAGAGGTGGATAGATGTACGAACGGTTATCAACCTTCTTCAGGGTACTGGATACCAGGCAGTTACTATTTTTATCTTAACTACGCTAGTATATTATCTAACAAAGAAGGCGCAGGTAGAAAGTCTTTAAATCATCCAGACTACAGAGACCAAGACCACGAATACTTTGATTTAATACACCGAGCAAAGCAAGAGGGTAAAGGTTTGATTGTACTAAAAGCTAGGGATAAAGGATTCTCCTATATGAACTCTGGTTTAGCTCTATGGGAGTGGACGTTCTTTAGAAACAATGAAATAGGTATAGGTGCTCCAACACCAGCGTATGTTGCAGCTATGAGGACTAAGATTAACAATATGTGGAATGACCTTCCACCTGAGTTAAAACTTAGAAAAGACCTAAAAGATAACGAGAAAACAATGATGTCTGGTTATCAAATCAAAGAAAAAGGTGTTTGGACAGAAAAGGGTAATCGTTCTATAATGCACTTTAGAACAATGGATAACCCAGATATGTTTAGGGGTGAGCGTTTATCTATGATGATACTTGATGAGGCTGGTGAGTTCAAGCAGCTTATTAGAGCTTATATGGCATCACAAGCTTGTTTTATGGATGGTGCTGTACAGTTTGGTGTACCTATCATTGGTGGTACATCAAATACAATGAGAGCAGGAAACGAAGGTTTTATGGAGCTCTTTTACGAACACGAAAAATATAACTTGCTACAGTTGTTTATACCAGCAAGTAAAGTTTATCACGGTTTCTTCAACCACAAGACAGGCGAATCTGACACTGTGGGAGCACAAGAAGATATAGAAACTAGAAGAGGTAAACTAAGAGGAGGAAAAGATAAGTCGGCATATTACCTGTATGTACAGGAATATCCTTTGACACCAGAGGATGCTTTTATGTCGTCAAATAAGTCACTATTAGATTTAGAAGCGATAAATGAACAAAGAGCGTTATTATTGGCAAACGACAAACACAGGAACATGGTCAGCACAGGAGACTTGGTCTGGGCAACAGATTCAGCTGATGCTACCAAAAACATGGTGGAGTGGGTGCCAAACCCTGAAGGTAAAATACAAATACTGTATCACCCAGAAGGGTCAGTAAAATATTTAGATGTAGGAGGAGTGGATAGTTACTACCAAGAAGAATCTCTTACATCAGAATCGAAAGGAGCTTGCATTATACACAGAAGGTTTGCAGGAGTAGATATGCCAGGAGAGTTACCAATATGTGTGTATAACGACAGACCTTATACGAAAGAAGAGTTTTATGATACTTGTTTAAAAATAGCAGTTTACTACAATGCAGAGTTACTTGTGGAGTATACTGACGAACTATTTTTTAAGTATTTTGAAAACCAAAACGCCTTAAAATACTTGAAGAGAAGGCCAAAAGCGGCTGACTCTCCATGGTCTAAGGTAACAAATAGATTTGGTTTACATATGAAATCATATCAAAAAAATATGATTACAGAATTGTTAGACGATTACGTAAAAAAGAATGCGGACAATATTATGTTCTTAGACTTATTAGATGACTTGAGCGTGTATGGATTTAAGAATACAGACCTTGCTATGGCATTTGGTATAGCTCTAATACATGAAATGGACAACGCAAGTATATTAGTTCGCAGACAAACAGAAGACGAAAACACATTTAAAATACCACACTTTACTAGACAGGGTGGAATAATAAAACCAGTATACTAATGTATTTCCCAAAACAAAATATACCTGATTCACAAAAGAATAAAAAATGGTGCAGAGAGATGATAGAGGCTATAGCTTCGTATCACGGCAATAGTGTAAGACACTCAAGAGAAAGAAGAAAAGACTATGACAACTATATGTTGTTTAATGGTCTTTTTGACCAAAGACAGTTTGAGTACATAACAAATACATTTGGTTTAGCTACACCTGCTCGTCTAGTAAACTATCCTATCATTCAACCTAAGGTAGATTTGATGGTTGGTGAGTTTGTAAATCAACCAATGCAATTTGCTGTATATACAGTAAACAAAGAGGCTGTTTCAAGAAAACTGCAAGCAAAAGCAGACTTGATGACAGAGTATTTATTAGCTCCAATCATAGAAGAGATAGAGGCAGAACTTGGTGGTCAAGACACTGGTATGGCTCAAGTAACACCAGACATGATACCAGACGACCTAGAAACGTTTATGACTAGGAACTTTAGAGAGAATGTAGAGTCTATGGTGTTTCATGGGTTAAACTATCTAAACTATAAATATTCAAACAAAGACATATTTAAAAGAGGGCTATACGACTTATGTATAACTGGTAAAGAGTTCTACAAAACTGAAATAGTAAATGGAGACCCAAGAGTTAGAAGAGTAGACCCAAGAGCTTTGCTATATGACACAAACTCAGACTCTGAGTATTTAGATGATGCTTCTTGGTGTGCAGAAGAGAGATATATGACTGTAAATGAAATCATAGATGAGTTTAGAAATGAACTAACTAATGATGACATATATAAACTAGAAGACTTAAGACAGTCATCTTCTGAACAAATAAAAGATAGATACTCAAATCCTGCTTCTTGGTATTTCCAGGAGAATGGAGAATATGGAAACCACGCAAGAATCAAGGTTATACACGGAGAATGGAAGTCAATCAAAACAATTACAGTTAAGGTTAGTCCTAACAAGTATGACCCAGAAACACCATTTATCAAAATATTACCTGACAACTATAAGGCTAAAAGAAGCGATAAAATAGAGTATCGTCACGTAACAGATATATGGGAGGCTACAAAGATTGGTCCAGACATTATGATTAGATGTAGAAGAAGACCAAACCAAATAAGATTCGAAAGAGATTTAGCAAACACAAAACTTAGTTATGTGGGAGCTATAAGAAACAATATAGATGGTGCAACTATAAGTATAGTTGACTCATTAAAAAACATACAACTTTTATATAATGTTGTAATGTTCCATATAGATTTAGCTATGGCTAGAGCTGGTGGTAAGTCAGTTGTTTATGACACATCACAAGCACCAAACGGTATGGACTTTGCAACTGTTATGTATCACGTAAAAAACAGTGGTCTTATACCTATTAACTCAAAAGCAGAGGGTAATCAACCACAAACTTTTAATCAGTTTCAACAAGTAGACTTTACTTTGTCAAACTCTGTGCAGCAGTTAATTAACCTTAAAATGATGTTAGAAGATACTGCTGATAAGATAACAGGTATCAACAAAGAAAGACAAGGTGTTATGAAAGGATATGAAGCTGTAGGCTCTGCTGAGAGAAGTGTATTCCAATCAAGCTTAATTACACAGCCAATATTCCATATACACAACAAGGTAATAGAGAAGTGTATGAACAACCTGGCTAATCTAATGAAGATATGCTGGCACAAAAAAGATTCTATGTCTTACATATTGGGAGATACTAATATGGAGATATTTGAGATAGATGAAAGTATATCTTACGATGAGTATGGTGTATTTGTTACAGCTTCTACAACAGAAGCTAGTAAGAAAAAAGTGATGCAGGACTTAGGTGCAAACGCATTGTCTGCAGGACAGATTGGATTCTTAGAGATGATTAAAATTATAAACTCGGAGAGTGCTGCTGACGCAGAGAATGTATTAGAAAGAGCTGTTGCTGAAATGAAAGCGCAACAACAGCAGATGCAACAACAACAAATCGAGGCGCAACAAATGGCTGCTCAGGCACAACAGCAAAAAACACAAGCTGATATGCAGATAGCACAAATGGGTAATGACACTAAGATTAAAGTTGCTCAGATAGCTGCAGATGGTTCTGTAGAAAAGACCAAAGTTGCTAGCGAAAGTCAGGAAGATATTACAACTTCAAAGAACAGAGCTAAGCTAGATGAAACAATTTTAGGAGAGTCGTTTAAATAATTGACTTCACAGGTATTTTTTATTAACTTGCAAAAAAAATGTAAATGGAATCAGAAGAGAATCAAATCAATGAAGAAACAGTAGAACAAGTTCAAGAAACTCCTACTGAAGAAACACAAGAAACTGTCGCTGAGGAGCCTGGCTTTGACGCGTCAGCATTTATGAGTGATGAAACAGAAACACAAGAACAGACCGATGACGAGCCAGCAACTGAAGAAGTTGTTGAAACAGAAGCAGAACAGCCTGTTGCTACAGAAGAGGAAGAACAACCTCAAGCAGAAGCAGAGGCAGAGGAATCTGAAGAGGAGGTTGAAGACGACCAGTTTACTGAATGGGTTCTTCCTGACTTGGATGATAATGATGATAGTGAGGTACCACAGATTGAAGGAGAGCCTCCAGCACTTGAAGAAGAAGATTTTGTACAAGAAGAGCAGCCTGTTGCTGAAGAGCAAACAAATCCTTGGCAAGAATTAGGCGAGGACTTAGGCATAGAAGTAAACACAAAAGAAGATGTATTGAATGCTATACAGCAGGTGATACAACAAAATACTGTTTCTGATAAAGACGAAACAACACAAACCTTAAATTCTCTAATCAACTTAGAAGACAAAGAGTTGATGTCAGCAGAGCTGAAGAGACAAGGTTATAATAAAGAAGAAATCGAGGACGAGTTGATGGTCCTCGAAGATAATAGGCTACTTAAAAGAGAAGCCAGAAAGGTTAGAGGACAGTTAAAGACAGTTCTTACTAACCACTCAAACAGCATGCGTATGCAGGCTGAACAAGAAGAAGTTCAAAGAGCTTCAGAGATTGAGAGCAATCGCAAAGAACTATGGAGTACATTGTCAAAGACAGAGTCAATGTTCGGCGGTAAAATCAACAAAGGCCAAAAAGAAGCGCACTACAAGTATATTGCTAGTGGCGAATTTTTGGATGAGGTCAATTCTTCACACGAAAATGTCGTGAAAGCGGCTTGGTTGTGGAAGTACAGAGACCAAATAATTAAAAACATGTCAAGTAATGGTTTTGAAAAGGGAAAGAAACAAGTATTGGACACGTTGACAAACCCTGTGTTAAGTAAATCTACACCTGTGCCTGAACCAGATACAGGAGATTTCAATCCAAACAGATTTTTGTACAACCAGTCTGATAGCTTATAAAACAAATTTTCTAACTTTCTAAATTCGCAAAAAAGTGAACATTTCAAAAGGAACTTATGACAGTTCAACTATCGAATCGAATGCGTTAGTAACCAATTTGTTGAAATACCCTGAGATTTCTAAGACTCTTATCCGTCAATACCCTCAGTACTCTCTTACTTATTTTACAGAAGGTACAGGTCGTTGGGCAAAAGAGGCTCTAATTGGACACAACAAATTCGAATGGTTTATCCAAGGACGTTTAAATCGTCCATCAACTCTTGTAACTGCTCTTTCAGCTACTGTAGCTGCAGGTGTACAGTTTACATTCACAGTACAAGAAGACTACCTAAATCCTAACGACGTAGTTCGTTTTGAGGACGGTGCTCAAGCAATTATCTTATCTGGACCTGTAGCAAATGGTGCAAACTATGACTATACAGCAATCCACCAAGGAGGTAGTGCTTCAGTAACACAGGCTTCAGCAGCTTTATCTAAAGTTGGTACTATCGGTTCTGCATTCCCAGAAGGGTCTAAGCAAGGATTCGAGAACCACGTATATCCAGACAAGTATGTAAACTACTTAACTACTTTCCGTAAGGCTAAGACAGTTACTGGTTCTGCATTGACTGATATTACTTGGATTGAAAACAACGGACAGCGTTTGTGGTACTTCACAGACATGGACAACGTAATGAATGAGTTCTTATACCAAAAAGAATTAGCTTTCTGGTATGGAAAATCTACTATGGATGCTTCAGGTAACAACTATGCAAATGGTATTGTTACAGGTGACGGTCTATTATCACAAATTGCTGGAGCTAACAGCTCTAACTACGGTGGTATGACTTTAACTGAGAAGCAACTTACTCAGTTCTTAGCTGACTTACAGTACAACTCTGGTAACAAAAACGGACGTTGGATGGTATTCACAGGTACTGGTGGTCGTTTAGCTTTCCACGAGGCTATGAAAGAATTTGTAAAATCAGGTTCTTCTTTAGTATACGATGTGGACCAAGGACGTGACCTAAAAGTAGGTGTTAACTACACATCTTACGTTGCACTAGGTATGGAAATCATGCTAGTACACTGTCCATTATTTGATGACCCTAACTTACACTCTGACCTAGACCCAACGACTGGATTCCCTAAAGAATCTTTCCGTATGTGTTTCTTAGATATGGGTGTAACAAACGGTGTATCTAATATCGAGGTGAAAACTAAAGGTGCTGGTGGCATCGACCGTGGTATGATTGTAAAATACTTACCAGGTATGGTTAATCCTTTTGACCAAAAATCAATGATGGCGACATCTGCTTATGATGGCTTCCAAATGGAAATGCTTTCTGAAAGTGGAATCATTGTTCGTAATCCATTGTCTTGTGGTCAGTTGACTTACTAATAACTAATTAAGAATGAAAATGGCAATAAAAGAAACAGTTGAAATTAGGTTTTCGACACCTAAAAAAACAGGAAGTGTAACTTGTAACCCTTACTATGATGCTGATGGCAATCATAGAGCTATCTCAACTCCTATTGAAGGAGAGTATAGAACAGTAAGGCAAACAACAGCTTCTAGAGTTTTAGATTTATCAATACCAAAACACAAAGAGGAGTATGACTTTTTGAAAGACCATCCCTTTGTAATTGGCAGAGAGCCTTTGTTAAAAATCATTAACACGACTATAGAGTCAGAAACAAAAATCAATGATATTGATGTTACGTTTGACGCTCTAAAAATCGTAAAAGATTTACAGGCTACTAAATTATCAGACTTTGCAAGAGTATGTGGTATACCTACTACAAACACTTCTGAGACGGTAATCAAAGCTAAATTATATGAGATGGCTGAAAAAAAGCCAAAAAGACTCATTGAGCTTTGGGACGATGGAGATAGAGCTTTAAAAGCACTGCTACACAAAGGTAGAGAGCAGGGTGTATTTAAGGTAGATACTAACACAAAAGCTTGGAAATACAACAAGCAAGTATTAGGAACATCTTTAGAACACGCTGTACAATGGCTTAAGGACAACAAGGATTTAATGCCAACCATTCGTAAACAAGTTAAATAGTAGATGACTTTTCAACAAATGCATGATTTAGTCGACACTATGCTCGACAAAGCGCAGACAGCATATTTTGAGCCAGCTGAGAAAGATGTTTTTCTCAACTTGGCTCAGAATGAGCTGGTTAAAGCTAAATACAAGCTATTTGAAGTAAACGAAAAACGAAGAGAGGATTTACTTCCTCTTGTTAGACAGCACAATTTTGTAAACAACGTGCTTAACCTAGATGCTGTAACTGACTTCTTTTTAATACTTTCTGTTAGAGGAGACTTTAACATATGTGGACAGCAACAAACAGTTGCCTTGAAACCAAGAAAGTTTGATGAGATATACAGAACGTCTGACGACCCGTTTAATAAGGTTGACGACGAACACCCAGGTTATGTGCAGTATTTCAATAGTGCTTTAGGTTTCAACAGTCTAGAAGTTAGACCAGCAACCGCAGTTATTTCGAACGGAGAAATGATGTATTTAAAAAGACCAGCTGTCATCGACGGAGAAAACAATCCAGGTAATTCACCAGATTTGCCAGAGCATATGCACGAAGAGATTGTTAACGTCGCTGTGCGTAAGATTCTTTTGACTATAGAGTCACAGACTTACGAAGGGCAAGTAGGCGAAATCAGCGTTATGGAATAATATAAAAAATCTAAGGTAGAAAAGGTATAACAAGCTAATTATTTAATTTTAAAATCCTAAAAAAATGGGTACAAATCGTAGAAAAAATGACGGTACTGTAAAGTATTATGTCAGCGAACTTACTTCAGCAACGGACTACGTTTATGGAGAGGTTTGTAAAATTGGTGCTGACAGTACCAACAAACACTTAAAATCGGGCGGCGTATACGCTGGTCCACTAGAAATTCGTAAAGATGACTTCATCTCAATTTCCAGAGAAGCTAGAGCTGCTGGTGTAGGTTCGAAAATTCGACTTACTGCTGCTTCTGTAGCTGGTTTGGTTGCTGGTGAAACTCTTTCTTTTACAATCACAGGCATTGTATTAGATGGTTCAATCCACAATGAGCTATTTATGATTGCTTTAACTTCTACTAACATAGCTTCTCAAGGCGCTCTTCAAGACGAGATATTTGCTTATGTTAACGAGTGGTTTACTACTAACGCTTCTCACTACACTGTGACTAGTTCAGGTGCTAATACAGTAGACATCGAAGACACTATTGGTTCTACTAACGCACACGATAAGGTTTGGGGATACCTAGAGGGTGACATTGCATTAGGCGCTAAAGTAGACGGAACTAACGTTACTGTAGGTACACAGACTGCTGCTGTTAAATCAACAGGTAACAGAGGAGATATGAATCTTTACATTGACGAAGAAGACTTCTCAACTGGAGATTCGTACACTAAAGTGTGTATTGACTACTGGGATAGAGACGCTGACGGACGTGCACGTGGAGACGTGATGGTTCGAAGAAAAGCTGTAATCTATTACAACGAAACTGACATCGCTGCTACAGCTGACTTAGGTTCTGCATTGACTTACTTTAACTCTTTAGTAGACCACCTAATTGGTTTTTCTGGAGTAGGCGTAGGTGACGCTATCAAACTTACTACATCAGCTTCAGCTACTGGTACATCTGATAACACTATACCAGTAGGAGCTTTAGCTGTAGAAGTAGCTCCTGATGCTAACAATGAGTACATCATTATTTCAGATGGAAACTCTATAGGTTACAGATGTAACATTCACAACTCTCACGCTTCTCACGTTTTACGTGTTGAGCCACCTGCAACAGTTGCATTTACAACTGGAGCTGCTGGTAAGTATGCTGAGTTAGACAACGCAAATGACAACCCTATGTTATCGTTTGCTGTTATTACACCAACATTGTACGATGTTGCAAGTAGTAGTGGTGTAATTGTTACAATAGAAGCGTAATATTTATTTGTTTTGGTTAACGGAGGTGCTGGTTCGCCAGCCCTCCATTACCTTTTTTTATATGCCAACACTAAACGAAATATCATACAACATTCTAAATATCGCTAGAAGCGGTATAGCTAACGACGATGATAGAATGAGCATGAGACAGATAAAGTTCTGGGTAAGATACCACAGAGCTTTGTTGGTTAAAGGATTAGCAGAAGGCAAAGCATACTTAGAACCACAGTACTTTCAGGACATGGGTTGTGTTACTTTGGAAGAAGTAGACAAGTCAGAGTGTCCAGATACTCCTTGGGGATGTACAGTAAAAAAAGTGGAAATACCAAGGATAGTAGACCTTAGCAGAAACAGAGGTATAGCATTTATAGGATTGTTAGACAAACAAACTCCTATAACTATAACTACACCAGGGGTGGTAGGATTTGCTAAGTATAAAAAATACACAAACAAGATGATGAGAGCATACTTCATTAACGATGAGTTATATGTAGAGATGCCTAAATCACTTGACAAAGACATATGTCACATAAACATTAGGGCTGTATTCGAAGACCCTATGAAAGTAAATTTTTGTGACACAGAAGGTGGATGCTCTTGCCTAACAGATGATGATGAGTATCCGTTACCACTTAACGCTATAGAGCCTCTAGTACAAAGCATACTAGAGAAAGAGGTATCTCCTTTATTAGGCAACATAAATGACGAAATGAATGATGCAAGAGAATTATCAGCTCCATCTCAGCAGGGATAATAGAGACACATTTGGCTATCTAACATTAGACCATTGTTGGGAGTATCATAAAATAAATGGTAAGGTAAAGACAAACGAGAGGATTTTCAAGAGAATAATTAAGTTATATCTCAAGAAAGTATTTGACATCTTGATGGACGGAAGGAAGTTTGAGTTTCCTAACTTTGGCGATTTGTTTATGGCAAAGATACTTTGCACAAAATTCAATCCAAAAAGTTTTAAAAAAGACTACATAGATGTTGACAAGAACGATGGTTTTTATTATTTTGTAGCTTGGGATAGAGCAAAGAGATATAGAACACACAAACTTGTAATATCCCGTAAGTGGAAAAAAGCAATAAACGAAATATACGTAAAAACCAACAAAGATACCATAGAGATAAGATAATTATGACAAAGCCAAATATAATATCACAAGCCTGGAGTTTTACAAAAGCGGTATCTAAATATGTCGCTAACGGGCTTGAAAACGTAAAACCAAGTGTATACAAGAAAAGACTAAAAACTTGTGACACTTGTGAATACAGAGAAGGTAAAAGGTGTGGAGTATGTGGATGTATGTTACACGCAAAGGCAAAATGGAAAACAGAAAATTGTCCTAAAAAACTCTGGTAATGTCAAAACGTAAACGAGTATCTGTAAAAAGAATAATAGCAAATGTCGCAAGAGACTTGATGCTTGATGATGTTTCACTTCACATAGACAGTATGATAGAATGGTCTGGTGAGGCTGAAGCATTTATAGGTTCTTTTGATACATACGAAAAAAAAGAATGTGAGATAGATGTAGATAACTATCGCGCAGAACTGCCTTGTGGCTTTTATCAACTTATATCTCTGAAGGTAGGAGACAAGTTTATGGAAATGACAAACAGGGACTTTAGACATTTCAGAAAAGGCACATACTCTACAAATGGAAACTTGGCTGTAGCAGAATCAGCAGGAGAACTCAAGTATAGTTTAGACAATCACTTCTTACATATAAGCGGATTAAAATCAGGCAAAATAGGAATATCATACCTTGGCGTACCACTTGACGAAGAGGGGTTTCCTATGATACTTGAAGGACACGAGCCAGCAATTACATCATATATTATATGGAAGATGACTCTTCCTAGATACATAGATGGAAAGGTGTCTTTGCATGTTTATCAAAACCTAGAGAACAGATGGTTAAACCTATGTGGACAAGCTAGAGGTAGCGATAATATGCCTGACACTAAAGAGATGGAGTACATTGCAGCTGTGTTCCAGCAGTTGATTCCTCCACCAACACAACAGGAAGTTTACAACAACGTACCAACGTTTAAGAATAAATACTAATGTCTCAAAGAACCACTAATACATTTGATGGTGGAATGGTTAAGGATGTCTCCAAGGCTATTCTAGAAAAGAACGTATACAAGCACTCGCAAAACGGTAGACTTATATTTAACGATGATGGTACATATGTTTGGGAGAATGACAAAGGAACTAAGTTTGAGTTTGACATACAGCTAAACTATGGGTGTGAAATAACAAACCAACAAGCAACAAGTCATGTTATTGTAGGGCACTGTGAGTTTCCAGAGTATCTTGTTTTATTTATACAAGTTAGAATACCTGGAGAACCATATAGCTTTAGTGAGATAGCACAAGTAAAAGAGGTCAACGATGTTATGGTTTATCAAACTATGTTCTATGATAAAAACGACCCATTTTATTTTCAGTATGGAGTTCCAAACGGAACAGAATTAGAGTATCTACTTAACTTCCAAGCAGACCACCCTATTGAGGCTATACCTGTTATAGAAAACATACAACACGAAAGAGTTTATTTTACAGACGATTTTAATCCTCCAAGAGTTTTTGATATTAGAAAGGCTTACGATGACAGCCTGCAAGACTACCCGACAGCTCAAGGGGGTCTAGGCTCAGAATTTGGAGTTCATCACGGAGTGTTTTTCGAGCCTCTGAGTATAGATGACTGTAATGTCCACCAATACGACCAGACCTTCAACTACAATACACATATGATGGACATCAGTCCAGATGTAAACTTTGGTATATTAAAACTACACGACCAAATATCTGGAGGACTTCTTTCTGGTGTTTATCAGTACACGTATCGTATGCTGTCAGACACAGGTGTGTACACAGATTTTTACCCACTAACGCCAGGGGTTACTGTTGTAGACAGGCCAAAATCTTTAGGAGATACAGACATGGGGGCATACTACTTTGATGAGGTAGGTATAGCTTCAGGAAAAGGAAATGTTCTTTGTGTAGAAGGAATAGACAATAGGTTTAGTGCTATCGAGTTTGCTTATTCTTACTCACAGTCATCTGTTGGTCCTCCTACTGAAACAAACATAGTAGGACAGGTGTTGATTGATGCAGAGCTAAACGACCCACAATCTATTACTTTTGCTGAATTTGGTGACCAAGGTTCTTTCGCGCGTAAAAACTTATTATTTAGACACGTTTCTAACGGAGGAAAACCTTTAACAGAGACAGATGTTATAAGAAAATATTTAGCTATAAGCAAAGCTAAAACTATAAAAACAAAAGGCAACAGACTATGGCTAGGTAATATTGAGGAAGAGCAGGAAATAAGATTGACAGATGATGAGCTTAAAAGCATAGTGGTAAAGCCACACTACTCTCTTATACTAGCAGATGACCGAGGTAGAACTGACACAATGCCTTTAATGCACGTAGATAGAGGGTCTTCACAACTACAAAATACTCTATGGCTAGACTCACTAGGACAGCCTGTGACATATACTCTGCCTATCAATAACGACTGGTCTACATACAAGGGAGCTCAGATGACAATGAGTAGAAAGGGGTATTGGAGAGGAGAGACATATAGATTAGGTATAGTGTTCTTTACGAAAAAAGGACAGGCTCTACCTGTACAGCACCTTGCGGATGTAAAGATACCAGAGCAGTATGAACAAAATCTTACATACCAAACAATACAAAACAACGGAGTTCTAAACCCAGCACAAACAGTGGCTGGTTCTTCTGTGGCTACGCTTACAGCGCACCACAATAACGGAAGAACAATATATGGAGGTAACTCTCCTATGGCTCACCCATTGTTACGTATAGTAGGTTTAGAGTTAGACGGTATTGATGTAAGCAACATCAGAGATAAGATATCAGGATATGTGAT